CCTACATTGGTCTCACCCATGAACAAATAGAGTGATCTGCCATTCTCTAAAAGACCACCTCCAAGTTTATGATTTAACCAGTTCCAGCCCGTAGAAATAGTAGGCTCATCAACGTTAAGTTCTTGAATAAATTTATCTATATCTTCTAGTAGATTTAAACCTATACTAGTAGACAAATCAATGTTAACGGCTTTTTCTATTTTTTGTAATAACTTGTATGTGTCAAGGGATTTAGAGTCCAGCTTATCAGCTGCCTCTAATAGAGCATTAAAAACGTGCCTTTCTTTTAAGAACGTTTGAGTATTAGAGTATAGCTCATCTTTATTAAAACTTTTGTCTATATCTCTAACGCTCTCTAATACTGCTTTAAAGCTTTTCTTGAGATTGTCGTCGTTGAGATATACCTTTATCTCTGTTGTTGTAGGTGATGTCCCTCTTTCCTTATAAAAGTTAGTAAGAATACCTATAACAGCTTTGATATCTTTGTTCTTAAAGATACCTGGCGTAACATACTCATGTACACCTCCTAGATAGGTACTATCTACTAAACAATTGTAAAAGATTATCTTTTCTAATTGATCGTAGTCTATTTGTTTTTCCATTTATTAATAAATTTTTCGTTACTGGATACCCACTCTTGATGAAATTCTCTAAGACCTGGTGAGCTGTGATTAATAACAACAGGCCATACTCCTAATTTAAGCTTATTTTTATTACATGTCAAGCTAAAATCTATGTCGTAGTGGTGAAATTTAAATTGCTCATCAAATCTAGTATTAGTTTGTAGTAGTTTTTTAACATTTACAGCTAAGAACACTCCATCTAAAATCGCTACTCTGCTAGGTGTTTCTCCGAATGAGGTAACCGTAAAGCTATTATAAGATGTGGTGTGACCCGCAAACCCTCTCATATTAGACCTGTCCTCAGCCATCCAGTGCCATAAATTTTTTTCAACAATTTTAGGGTTAACACAACCTGCTACCCCTAAAACATCATATCTTTCTAAACCTTTCTTCATTTGCTGTACAGTGTCGTACTGCACCAGCTCCACATCATCATGAATGAAAACGATAGCGTCTTTATCTTTAAATCTATCTATACATTCGTTGTAAAATTGACTAAGACCTTTTTTATTGTTGTTATCTGTTTCTGTATAAAATAATGATTTAGCTAACTTGGTAAACTCACTCTTACCCAGTTTTGTATAATTTAAAATCTTTTTCTCTAGTAATGCTACAAAATACAATATCCATAGAAATATTATATACTAGCCAATAAATAATTCAAATGGATAAAGATTCTTACATGTTATTTGAGGCTTATAAAAGTATTTTTAATGAAAACGTACCTGTTGAATTAATGGGTGGGTATGGTGGTACTGGAGAAGAAGTTACGGCATCTTTTCCGGAGTTATCTAGAGGTAAATATGACTTATCTCCTGAAGAAACCAAACAAGTTTTTTCTAATTTTATAAAAAAATTTAAAGAGCTTGGTGGTAAGTCTCCTAAACTATATAAGGATTTTTACGAATCTGAAATTGCCCCTATAGTTAGACAAACTAAACCCTCTATTAATAATACCAACTCAAAATACACGTCTAGAGTTTTATATAATGCTTTAAAAGAAGCAAAAGTTATATCTGATGAAAGAGATGGAGTAAGCTTAGATAAAAGACCGTCTGTTGAAGGAGTAGCTAAATTAACAAAATATACATTTAAAAACGCAGAAAAACTAGGAACTGAAGCAGAGGAGCCAGAAGAGGATTCGTTTACAGGTTTAGATGATTTAACTTTAAAAAGATTTTATGAAAAAATTTTAGGAGAGGGTGAGTATTCTAGAAAAGAGCTAGTAACTATGTATCAAGAGGATAACCCGGATATAGATGATTCTGACGCTGTATTAAAAATTTCCGATATGATAATGTCTGGTTATTTAAAGAAAACTGATTCAGGTAACTATGTAGCCGTAGATCCAGATGAACAAGGTGAAAATAGGGAAGAGAAAGAGGGTGAAGGAACGGGTGAGGTTACTTCAGGTCTAGAGGATGATGAGATTGAGGATTTCGATAGAGATCCTTGGGGTGGGGTATATGTAGGTCCTAGACGTGGTGAAGGCGGGATGGATTAAAGTGTAAAAAACGGGTTATCGCACTCAAAAGTTGCTACTGTTGTTAAGCCTTCATAGGTGATTTGATATAAGACTCCGTCTTCTAACTGATCTAAACCGTTAATATGAGTAGAACTAAAAGTATTTTCGTAAATATCTGCAAACAAAGTCACTCCGCATTTAGCTAGAAAAGAATTAGCAGTTTGGACGTTATGAATCCACACTCCAAAAGTACCTTTCAGTTGAGATAGTGTACTGGTAATAATATCTATTTCCTTAAAATTTGTCATATCCTGTATTTTATATAGTACATAAGGTATAATACTGCTATCTACTGGATTTTCGTAAGGCATTTCATACTCATTAACTAATTCTTTAAAATTGGTTAAAACCCCATTGTGAGCTACTATCCAATTTTCTACACAAAAGGGATGACTGGTGTTAGGGTGAAAATCTCTTATTACTGATGTTGGTGCTTGAACATGTCCGAAATAAAAATCAAATTTCTTTTTTTTAGGAAATCTGTATTTACTAATAGGATTTTTGAGAGGTACCTTGTGTATTTCGTACCCTTCTCTATCTACAAACAAAGTACTTTGTGCAAAATCTCCTCTTTTAAGGTTAAGTTTTTGTAGATTGAGATATTTCTCTCTATCTGTAGCGCCAAATATTCCACACATCACAATATATTAGCTTGCGGCTTATATAAATCAATTTCAGGAAAAAGATATTTATCTAAAAATAACTGGGCATTATCTTTACCAATTTCAGCAGCCAGCGCATTAAACGTCTTGTCATTCTTTTTTTGACCGATGCAATATTCATTTTGTTTTTTTATGTTTTTAATATAATCAGAATAGTTAATGTTTATAAACTCTAAATAATATTTTATAGCTTCATTTATCTTTGCAAAGATAGGGTCTAACTCTTCTTCAAGTGGAGAAATACAATAAAAATCTTTGCTAAAAAAGTTAGCCCATTCGGGTAATGGACGAGAAGGGGACTTAAATGTCTCTTTTAATTCTAGTAAAAAGCTTCTTAACATATACTCCTGATTACTGACTGGTGTAAAATCAAAAAATAACCCAGTAATTTTATCGCCTAATGCTATTGCATCAAACCCCATTATTGGGACATCAACAAAGGGGTTTGGAAAGGTATTGCTATGTAAAACACAAATCTTATTCGTTTTATAATATTCTAAATGAGCATGTCTATAAATTGGATTTTTATAAAATCTATTTACCCACTCATTATCTAACCTACTCTTGCCATTAAATGGTAGGTCTACATCTTTGTAATTTCCTACTAAACAGCTTAGAGTATCGTTTAATATGATAAAATATTCTTTTAGTTTTTCATGACTGATCATGAAAATATTTATTCTGTTTTATATACCTCTTCAAATAGATCTATATGATACTGAAAAAATGCTTTTGCTCTGTTAACTATAGCATTATGTTTTTCTTCTATAGATACCCAATTGTAGTTAAAAAATATTTTATGTGTTTCTGTGAAAGACCAGTTAGCAAACTCAGAGTGCTCTTGAATAATGTCTCTCACATCCTTGATGACGGAATGTGGATCATTACTGCCATAGGTGTTGTTGTAGGGTGCTAATGTTTTTGCAAACACTCTACCACCGTAAAAATCTGCTAACCACCTCACATACAGATCAGAAAGTAGGGTATCAGGCGAGCACTCCCATTGTGAAACTATCCATTTCTTTGTAACAGGTAGAATTTTAAACAAAGAAATATTATTATCGTTAATAATTTCTTTGTATAGTAAAGCAATGTCTTTAGAAACTAATCTACTACGGCAAAGATCAAAGTTTTTATGAATGTAGGGTATTAGAATTCTTTGCTCAACCACTTCATAAATTGGTCTTAAGTTTACCAACACTTGTAGTAGGTGTTGCTTTTTGTAAGACCCGTCTTTAAAGCTCTTCATAAGGGGATGTTCTTCCGCCTTATTGTGTAGGTCAGCTGTTTGTTCTTTTAGTTCTTTTTGAATATCCATATTATTATATTACTTTACAATTTGCCTTTTTCCAGAATTTACTTAGATCTTGTTTATAAGGCATTGGGTCTATAAAGCCAGCCTTAATAAAGCCTTGAATACGTAGAGAGGAGGAAGCTGACTCAGCATCTGCAGGGTATTCACCAGAATAGCAAGTATAGGTCATATCAAACCTTACACCCAGTCTTATCCCCTCCTTTACTATATCAACCTTATCCATGGTTAACAATGGGGCTACTACTTTGATGGACTTTTCTCTATTAAGCTCTATGACGCTGTTGATCCTATTTACAAAATTCTCTTCAGCATCCCAATAACCTGCTAGTGAATCTATTTTAGTGGCACCGTACCACACTTCACTTGCTCCAACTGTTTCAGCATATGCACAGCACATACTCAAAAACATCATATTTCTAAACGGAACGTATGATTTCGGCTGAGCTTCACCCATCATATCTTTTACTTTGGGTGTTTTAATGTTGTTATTAGTAAGAGAGCTGGTACTTGCAAGATCTCTAATACTGTTTACATTAACTTTTTTAAGAGATACACCGACAAAATCAGCTTGATCTATTGCGCAGTCTTCCTCTCTAATATGTCTTTGACCGTATTCAAAAAATATAGGAAATACATTTTCTTTACCCACTTCGTTTACCGCCTTCCAGAGAAGAACAGCACTATCCATACCTCCAGATACTGTTACAACTATCTTTTTATTCATAAATTAAGTATAAACCTCATCAGGTTCCATTGCAAGAAATACGTTTGGAAATTCTTTTTGTAGTACCTCTTGTATAGATCGTGCTAACACTCTATGCTCTTTTTGGGTATCTTGCGTATTTCTAAGAGCAAGATAATGTATCCACGATCTCAAATTGCCAGTCATATATAAAGTTGTTGAAGTGCTGAGCGGTAAAATCATTCTAGCACACTCTCTTGCAACCCCTTGATTTATTAATTCGTTATAAAGTTCTAAGATTTTATTTTGAAATTTTTTCACTTTAATTTTTAAATATACTGGTACATCTATTTCTTCATCTCCAACTTGTCTATTTGTCTTACCCTGTGCTCTCCATTCAATATTTTCTAGCTCAGTGGCGCTGGCATATCTTTGACTAAATTCTTGAAAAGTAAAAGATCTATGCCTTAATATTTGAGCAGCTATGGCTCTAGATGTTTTAATTTCAAAAGTTAAAGAAACATGCTCAAACGGACTCCAGTGATTATGTTTTATCAAATATCGTATAAGACGGTGTGATGTTTCTATATTAAATTGATTTTTGGGATTTGAAACCCTTGCGATATAGACAATAAACTCTTCAGGGGTAAGTCGCTTACTATCTTTTTGCACCAACGGTGCAGTACAGCTTACCAATGTCACCATATTAATGAGAGTACTTGTATTTGTCTTTAAGGATTTCTTCTAGTTTAGGAATAATAGTTTCTTCGTAAAATTTTTCGTTCACAAAGTTTTTTCTGTAGCCTAATTTAGTACCATCAGGTAGTGAATAGGTTGCACCTCCCTGTATAATTATGCCGTGATTTACTGCCATTTCAAATAGACCTGAGTACTTATCTAGTCCTTTAAGGAAATTTAAGTATAAAGAAGCCTCAAGAAACGGGGGTACAAATCGATTCTTAACTGTAAGAGCTCTTAGGGTTGCACCACTGTAATTCTTAGCCTCTGGAAGAATTTCATCGTCATCGTTTTCAGATTTTTCATTCTTTTTAGCCAGCTGAATGATAACTGAAGCCATATACAAAGGTCCTGACCCACCGGATTGACTTTTAATCAAAGAAGGGTAAAGGGCAACAGGATCTGAGTATGTATGATTTGAAATAAGAACAGTTGTCCCTGCTTGACCAGCTTTAAGTGTTAGTGTTCTAAGCAGGCTTTTAATACCTTTAGCTCTTGAACCCATGTCAGAAGCAGTCTTATCCTTTAACATATCTTGTTGCTCTTTCTCCGAAGATAAATTACCTAAACTGTCAATAGAGATAATGAACTTACCTTGCAATTTATTTTCAATAACTTTATCAAGAAACTTAGAAATAGAATTTCTCAAACCTTCGACTGTATCTACAGGCACATACTTTGTAGTTTCTGGATCGAGGCCAACATTTTTTGCAGACTCTGCATCTACAGCAAATTCAGAATCAAAAATAACAGGATGAATACCCTGTTTTTGAGCTAACCCTAAAATTTTATTAATGAGTAGGGTTTTACCCGTACCGGTCTCCCCGGCAAAAATAATAACTCTACCTTTTGGTACTCCACCATCTTTAAGTTTACCAGAAACAATAGCATTTAATGCATAAGAGCCGGTATCGTACCAAGTATCTACGTTAGAGAGAGTATTTTCGGATAGAAAAGTAGCATAAGGCGAATCGTCTAGAACTTCTAAAACATCAAGTACATCTTTATTATTCATATTTTTTATTATAGCTGTTTTATATATTAATCAACAAAAAAAAAGCCGCCCGAAGGCGGCTTTTTATTGCCTAGTTTTTACTCATCGAACAACTTTACCACATCACTACTACCCGCTGCACTACCGTTTTGTACGGCAGGTGCGAACATTTGCTCATATTGTTGCTTGAGCCTAGAATCTAAAACAGCATTACTCAAGACAATCTTATCTTTAGGGTAAGTAAATACAACGCCATCATTCCTGTTAGAAGAATCAAGAAATTCTTTAAACAATACTGGCAAAAGCTGTACTTGAAGTTGATTTTGTTGATTGGGAGCAGCTTGAAGCACTGCAGGGTTTTTAATTTCGACGACTTTGTCATCTACTTTTACTTTTTCACCTACAATATTAAAGCCAACGTGATCAATGAAGAGAATTGTTTCCATATATGTAAAAATTTAACCTATACTTTTAAAAAATCAACTTAATCATCACCAAATAAATCAAAAAGATCACACTGAACTAGCTGACCAGGTTTTTTAGGGGACCACTTTACATTCTCATAAAATCTTTCAATAACTGAAAATACAACGTTATCAAACATTTCTTCATGGTCTGGTTGAAAGAGTTCTTTAAATTCATCTGGATAGTAGTATTTGAAGGCTATTTTTTTAATACCGTATCTGTTAGGTGTTTTTACAGAAAAGTATCTAATTTTATCCCCTGTTTGTATTTTTTCGTACTTTTTATCTATACCCAGTTTAGTAATAAGTTCATTATAGTGGTAGGAGGCCTTTACATGGTGCGGCATTCCCTTGGCGGTCTTGAACCCTTCGCATAAACTGGCATATTTTTCTAGTCCCTTAATACCAGAAACAGCCGCTATATCCTCCACTGGTAAGCTTACAAATTTTTCATATACCTTAGAAACTATCTCGTTTGTTTTCTGCTGATTTTGAGTTAGCATCATAGTTTCTATAACTTCTTTAACCATGGGTTTAATACTAGCTGGCATAGTTGTCCGCTTGACCTCTACCCCGACATACTTGAAATCATTACAAGCAATGCCTTCATCGTCTAGTACGTGTAAGACATATCTCTTCTTTTTAAAAAAACAAGCTACATCACATATTTTTTCTCTTTTAAATACGAATCTACAATCCTTACTGTTAAGAGTGTTAATACCCCATTTAACAATTTCAGAGTTTAGATAGTCAGTAACAGAATCTACAATTTTATGAAACTCCTTGGTTATTTTGCCGTTCTTAACCGGCTCAACGTTGTAAAATTTAACAAGTTCATCTAGTGCAAAATAGCAGCTGTCTGTATCAGTGTATTTGTTGACATCGCCAGGATCTAATCCTGTAATATTAGTTATATATCTCTTTACAATTTCAGCGCTCTCCTTGATAACAGCTTGACCGGTCAGGGTAATACTCTCTGCAAGATCATCATCTCCCAATGGAAAAACTTTATTACCTAAGGCACCATACACAGAGTTAATAAAAATTTTAATAGTTAGCTGTTTGGTCTCTAGGCGATTTATTTCAAATTCTAAATTTTTATTATCTTTATTTTCTTCAAATTTCTTTTTAAGCTTGTTGAGCTCTCTCTTGACCTCAACTCTCTTTTTATAATAATGATCTACAACTTCTGGAACTATACCTTTTTTCTTTTGTGTAAATAAAACTCCTGCCTTTGATACACTCAGCTCTTGGTCTTTTACTAGTTTGGCAAATTTATCTTTAGTGACTTTAAAAACTTGATTGCTTGTATCTTTTATTGATATTAAATCTTCATCTTTTGAGATTATCTTACCTATTTTCGTTTCTGGTGATAGGTTTAAGGTAATCATCGTGTTAGGGTAGAGCGAATTTGCATCAAAACTTACTATATTTTTTTGAAATCCACTCTCTGGTACCTTAACAAACGCCCCGGCGTTTTGAGAACCATCATCCGGAGGCCTTATAAAAGTAGGAATAATTTGATCTCTCTGCCTCGCTCTAATTGCACAAGCGCCAACTATGACAGCCATTGATCCCATAGATGCCTCTACGGTTGTTAACCCTGCAATGGATAGCATTCTAAGTAAATCAATATATTTTAAAGTTTCGTCTAGTTTAACTAGTAGTCTTACGTCTTGAATGTTATAATCAACAAAAACATCCCACTTGTTATCAGCTAAATCTGATAAATTTGTACTACCATAGTCAATTTTTTGCTCGCCAAGCTCTAATCTTGCTATAGTATCTAGCTTATAATTCTCCCTGTTAGGTGCAAATTTTTTATAAACATCCTGATAGTCGACAGACGAAACTCCATCAATATACCATCTTATTTGCTCTCTACCGAATTGACCCTTCATAGATCTATTATAAACTCGACCAACAGGGGATAACTTCTGTACTAATTCTATATCAAATAAGTTAGTAATACGATTTATAATATAAGGAATATCAAAACCATGACTATTCCAGCCTGAAATAATGTCTGGGTAATCTTTTGAATAGTATTCTATAAACTTTAACAACATCTCCCTTTCATTATAACACTTAACGTACGTTTCGTCTTTGTTTTTAGGGGTATAGTCTTTTTTAAGTCCGAACGTTGTATAGTGGTTAGTTAAAGAATCATGACATGTGATAAGATTGATTGTATGAGATGCAATTTCCGGTACAGGAAATTCGTCTACAGAGTATGTCTCAATATCCAAAAACATTACCTTTAGAGGATTTGAAATAAAATCAGGTTTTTCATAATCTCTCCAGTAGGAGTCAATTAAAAATTGCTGGTTAACAGAAAGATTTTCAAATATTCTCTTAATATTAGATTCTTTTATAAACTTACTTCTTTCGTATTGATTTTTAAAAGATTTCTTTTTAAGTGGAGTGTTGAAAATACTGTGCTTATCTGACTGGTTGTTTGATTCTATGTACAGATAAGGGTTATAAGATACATCGTACGACACTCTCCTACCCTCTTGGTCCCATGTGAACAGTTTAATACTTTCATCTCTTGGGTTGTAGGCAACGTTTCTATAGCTCATAGGTTGATAAATATTTTTATCTATTATATAATTAATATATGGATCTTCAACAAAGATTTTTTGATTTTGAGCAGCCATGCCCAGGTGAAATACCTAACTGTATAAAGTTGAGAGAAGACTTTAAATCAGAACTAGCAGATATACAAAAATCAAACAACTGCACTTCCTGCATGGAAAGAAATTTAAGAAACAAATACATAATGTTTATTTTGTCTCTTACAACTTGATATGTGGGATTTATTGTTTTTGGGTTTTTTTAATGCTTTAAGTCTATTAGTGTTATGGTTTGAATCGCCTTTAAAAATAACATTAGGTAAACTTTTATTTAAGCAGTATTATACAAAGCCAGAAGAATTTGACGATAAGCTTTTTACTGTAAATTATTTTCTAGGTACTATTTCTGGTTGTTTTATTTGTTTAAGTTTTTGGATATCTTTAATTGTAGGTATTTGCTATACGTTAATATTACAATTGCCTATGTATTTTCCTATTATTACGTTCTTAACGTATCCAGGAGTTTGCTACCTTGCGCTTAAAACTATTAAACGGTAATACCGTTTATAAAGTTAAGTCTTTCTCTACCTTTATCACCGTAAGGTAATGTCATTAGCTCTTTATAACATCCTATATTTTCCGAATTCTCTAACCAACGTGAATTTGCGGCTGCTCTAGCTTTTGCAGATAAGTTCATATACCTACCCTTTTTACTTAACACTTCATTGATGACTTCAATCATTTCCTGACCTGTGTTAAACTTGAATGGAGCATCCTCGTATGTGCAGAGATTTTGACAGGCTATAGGTAACCCAAACGCGTTTGCTTCAACTAGTTTTAAGTCAGATTTAGACTTATTGAAATTACTATCCTGTAGAGGTGCGACCATCATATTTACTCTTAGATTTTTAATTTTCTCACCATAGTTGTAGAGGTTTACCCAAGGATGAAATTCTACTAACCCTTTCTCCACTAGCGGTCTTAGCGGTAATGGAAAAGCACCTAAAAACACCCACTGAAACTTATGAACAGTATCATATATTGCTTTAATTACATGGGCAAAATCATCGTTTTGGTTGACCCGGTTTTCGACGTCAAAATGTGCACCGGAACCTGCATATAGAATTCGAGGCTTCTTTTGATATTGATCGTAACAATCCGAAATCCATTTTGGATCATAATGATTGCCAATCCAAAACTTCGGGGGAAAGTTTGGTATAATGGTAATATTTTTATGACCTGTTTTTTCAGCGTAATAATCTTTCATGAACTGACATGTAACTGTAACTTCGTCGCATAAGTTCATAATCTGTAGTATGTTTTCTCTTATAGCGGGATCAGTAAATGCTGGTTTAAATTTGTTATATTCAGGAATATCTTCGTGGAATACAAGATCATCAATTTCGTACACCAGTCTAAAACCAACTTGTTGTTGAACTTCTTTTAAAAATTTAACAAATTGAAGTTGGTGAGATGTGGCTTGTCTTTGAAGTCTAACTACTTTTGCATGTATATACCACCTCGGATCTAAGCACATTACCGTACTACCATGAACCACGCAGTGATTATACGCGTTTAATAGATGCTCTGGCCAAATCATTCTCCAAAAACCGCACCCACTATAATCAGCGTAATATTGTATAGCTCTTGGTAAATTGCTTTCCGGTGGAACTAAATCTTGTGGTTGATTTTGAGGTTGTTGCTGGTTTGTAATAAATTTGGTAGATGCGTTTCTATGAAGAGGTGAAATTAACATATGTTTTATTTACCTGTAACCAATTATTATCAACTTTCCTTTAAGAACGTTCTAGTTGTTATACCGTTCTTCTTTTCCAAGAAGATAACATCTCCTGTGCTTAATTTAGAGCATTCTTTTCTATGTGAAATTACATATATACCGTTATCAAATTGAGCGACTAAATCATTTAATAAACTTACAACCATCTCAACGCCAGCCTCATCCAGACTTGTATCTAAAAGCTCATCGTAAAATTGAACGTTGTAAATAACATTACCCTGCATTCTTAGCATTTCTATAAAGGTAAACATAATAGCAAGATCAATAACCTTTTTTTCTGCTCCGCTAAAATTAAAATAACAGACAGGTACTCCTTTATCATTAACAATAGACTCTTCAAAATACTCATCAAATTTAATAAATGCATTTGAATTAAGTCTTCTCAAGTAATAAGACAGCTTAGTGTTGAACAGTTGTAATATTTTTTTAACAATATAGCTTCTAACACCGTCTTCACCTAATACAAATTTTACAATATCTAAAAGATTAATATTACCCCTCTTTAGCTCAACATCTGCTAGATATTCATCGAGCTTTTTTTTGTGCTCCTCTAAGGTATTATTAGAACTTTCTGTTATTTTATCCAAGCTTTCTATGTCTTTTAGTATGGTGTTTTTTTGTTCATTCAGATATTTTAGTTTTTGAGTAAGATGTTTTTTATTTTCTAATTGAACTTTCTGCTTGTTTACAATGTCTTTTAGCTTTACAATGGCAGTATTAAGCTTATCTTTTGAATCATCGTAAATTTTTATTTTATCTTCTAAAATAGCTATATTATTGTCATATTCTTTTATTTCGGTTTTAAAGTCTTGTTTCTTTTTATTAATGTGCTCTTTATCGCACACTGTGACTGTCTTGAGACATACAGGACAAGTATCTTTATCAGTTCCTATTTTACTTAAAGAAGATGCTGCGAAGTTTCTTTTTGTTTCTATAGAGGTAATGTCTTTACCTACAGTATTAATTTTATTTAAAATTTCATTATATTTTACTTCTGCATCTTTGATCTTAGCCTCCACACTAGACAGATCTAGTTGTTGAAATTTTTCTAGCTTTTCACTGGTTGCACATACTTCATCCTCAGTCTTAGTGAGTCTTTCCTGTAAAACTAATTTATTATTTGCTTTTTCTTTTATTTTTTTATCAATTTCAGTTTGCGCGTTTAAAATAAAGCTTTTAGCGACCTCTACCTTAGAATTAGCTACTTCAAAATCTTTTTTAGCTTCATTATATTCTACCTTTAAGCTTCCGTTCATTAAGCTAAAAACTTCTAGATTAAAAATACTCTCAATAAACTTTCGTTTTTCAACCTTCTTTTTTGCCATAAACGGTGTAGTGCTGTTTATAGTCATAGCTATACAATTTTGAAATACCTCGGGTGTAAGTTTTAGAGATTGCTGTACAAACTCTGTGGTATTAACCATAGAATCTCTGGTTATATCTACACCATCTTCATATAAAAAACACTTACTAGGGTCAATAGTTCTATGTAGTTCATAATTTTTGGTAATACCGTTTTCACTCACAGTAAATTCTAATGATATTTTAGAGGTTTTTTTTGTAATATTATTGATTATAAAATCTTTTTTTAATTCTCTTAATGTTACCCCAAACAAAACAAAACTTAAGCCATCTAATATAGTGCTTTTACCTATTCCATTTCTTCTATCAGATTGATCTCTATTAGAACCTGTTATAATGTGTAACCCCGGTCTAAAGGCAATTTCAACCGGGTCGTTTCCTATAGATAAAAAGTTTTGAATAATTAATTTTTTGAAAAATACTTGCTTTGTCATTTTATTTGTGTATAAAGTTCTATAGTTTTCTTAATGATTTGTTCTTTATTATCTACGTCTAGCATACCTACAAATTCTACAATAGCTTTAGATATATCAATACCTGATAAGTCTTGATCGTTATCTCCTGTATAATTTATACTGTAATTGATCAGTGGATCTATAGTTAAGGATAGCGGGCTTTTTTCATTTATCTGTCTGACTATTGTATCTAGTTTTTCTTGATCTAAATGTACGTCAAGTACTAGTTTTACAAAATTACTTTTAATATTTTCTATAGGCGTGTTAACTATTTCAGATAGTAAGATTTTTTTATGCACTGGAGTTGTTTGGTTCTCCACAAACGTATAATATAGGTTGTTTGTATCAAGAATATAGTACCCCTTTTTACTATCTCTTTCGCCAAAGTCTAGTTGAAATGGGCTACCAACATAAACAATCTTACCATCGTCATATTCTCTCTCTTCGTTTAGGTGAAAATGTCCAGAGAATACCAAAGGGGATTTTTTCAACAAATCTTTAGGTTTAAAGCCATGCTCACATAATTTATGAGCGTTCATCTTAAAAGATTCAATTTCAAAATGACCGAAAATAATATCTACCGGTTTTATATCTTCATACGAAAACCCCCAAGGGCAAAAGGCAAAGCACTTTCCATTTGTTGTTTGTATGTAACTAACATTATTAAAGACGTTAATATTATTATAACCGTTTAAGATTGACAGCGAATTTACATCAGATTTATCCTTATAATAACAATCATGATTGCCAGGTATCATGTATATTTTAAAATCACTATTAAATTGACTTAACAGATCAGATGCAGCCTGTATAGTGCTTACAGATATCTCGGATCTAGAGTGAAAAAAATCACCTGTAAAGAAAATAGTATCAATATCTTTATCTTTAAGATCTTGTATAAACCATGTTGACCATTGTTTAGATATGTTATGCCAGGTGCTGCTATTTTGATGAACACCTAAATGTAAATCAGTAAATATCGCAACCCTATCACTATCTAACCTTAAAGGTTTATCCATAATATTCTTGTGGGCTATTATAAGAGTCTTCGTTGTTATTGCTAGGTCTTGTGTATACTCTATGCTGTTTCATGTCTTCATCTGCGTTTAGTAAAAGAGTGTATTGTCTTTCTTTATAATCTTCTAAAACTTGGTGGTGTTTTTTTTCTTTTTTTATCCTGCTGATAAATGCGTGAAACGCTATAGTAGTAAAATAACTAAAGGGCGAAAATCCTTGGTTGAGTTTAAACTTTTTAAGTTTTAGCGCTTGATACATTTTGAGTACAGCATCGCCTACCATATCTTCCTTAAAGCTGTAATTAATAAAATTAGAGGCGTAAGAAAGCCCGTAAGCTATCTTTCTAATGCTATCACCTAGATATGCCGTGATTATGTCTGTATCGTAATATTTTATTATAGCGTCTTCGAAATCTCTACCATTTACGTAGTGTTCCTTTTCTTCCGGGGATGCTCGTTTTCGTTTTTTCTTTTCCGGTTGAGCAGGTGGTGACGTAATAGCAGACGTATCAGTCTTCTCTAATTTGGTTTTTTTGGTATGGTATTTTTTCTTGTTCATAAAACTTTATTCGTTTATTACCGTGATCAACACTATAATGTAATTGATCTTGAATATCTACTATTTGGAGCATTTTTTTATCTTTGTGTAATCTAAGACCTCGACCAATACTCTGTATAATTTTAATCTTTGCTTTACCGCCACCAGCAAAAATAATGTTGTGAAGGTTTTTAATATCAATACCTGTAGAGAATATTTTTGAAATGGCTATACATACAACATTGTTTTTATGTTCCATTTTTTTTCTAATCTCTTCCCTAGAGTCTGTATCAACACTTCCCTGTATAAAGT